GATGTGTATAAGAGACAGCAATAATACCGTTCGGGTGATTCTTACCAAAAGCATATACACCGTACATTTTGCTGATAGCCTCTGTATTGGCTTTTTTTGTTGCATTTATTACAGTGCTCGCCTGTGCCTGTTCTGCATTCTGCTGTCCGTTCTGAGCCGTGTTCTGCTGTGTATGGTTCTGTTCGTTCTGAGCATTAACGGCCTGATTACTCTGCTCTTGTGTATTCTGCTTCTTAACCTGAGCTATTTTATTTATAAGCTCGGGATTTTTGGCAGTCTCTCTGTTGATAAGATACATAAGGTTGCCGACATCTCCGGCACTGATTTTTCCCTCGTTATCGGTTTCAACGAGTTTCTGCATTTTGTGAGCATAGTTGTATGCTCTATCGTTTTTGTCAGTTGCAAGACCTTGCCTAATGAGTAAATCAAGGTCAAAGTTTTCATCGGCCATAACAGCTTTACCGATTTGTGCGTTGCTCTCTTTGTTTTGTGCCATATCAATTTTTGCACCTGCAAGATTAATTCCCGCTGTAGCAAGGTTAAGCACACCGCCGCTGATTGCACCTCCGGCAAAATCAAGTCCGACATTCTTCCAAAAGTCCCAGCTTGCGGCATTCTCCGCCTCAGCCTCATTCATTCCCTGTTCCATATAATTTTTCTTTGAAAGGTTGTATGAAGATAGGTCCTTGTTAATTGCGTCATCTGTCAATCTATTTGCAAGGTCGGTAAAGGCCTCTTCCGAGCCTTCAGTAAATGCACCTTTAAGCACATTGCCGACAGCCGCACGAAATGTGCTTTTACCGCTTGCTTTAAACGCTGAGAGTTGTTCAAGAGAAACCTTTTCAAAAAGAGTTTCGGCAATACCTGATGCAATACCGGTCTTTACCGCATTGTCAATTGTACCGCCGTTGTTGATAACTTCGTTCGCCGCACCGACACCGGCACTTGTGCCCATAATGCCGAGTGACAAAGCCTGTCCGCCCGGAACGGCATTGAGCGGTAACAAAGAGGCAAAGTCAGCCATACTCATTCCTGTGTTGTAAAGGAATGAACCGAAATCATTGTTAATGTTTTCAGATACCTTTGCACGCATAGCATCAGATATAGCGGTATTGGTTGCTTCGGGGTTAATGTAGCCGTCACCGCCGTTATATTTCTTATTAAGGTCGGTTGAGATATATTTTACTGCATCGGGAACAGCCCCTGTGAGCCTTACTCCCACGCTTTGGAGTGAGCCGAGAACAGGATGTTTGTCGGCGTAATCTGTATATACTCTTGTAGTTTCCGCTGCACTTTCGGCATCTCGTTCTCTCTTGTACCATTTATATAGGGATTCGGTATCATAACCTTCTTTTTTCAGATTATTGAAATCCTTTACAATCTGATTGCGTTCTTTTCCTGATAGTTTGTTTATGTAGTTGTAGTCATCAAGAATAACCTGATTTTTAGCACCATCAGTATTTTCTTCACTTCTTACTAAACTTTGATTACTGCTGTATTCCTGCAAAGCATAATATTTCTGCAAAACAGTTTTTGCCTTGATGTCGTTATTAACAATATCGTCGTACTCTTTTTTCTTCTGTTCAGAAAGTTTTGCGTTGTCGATTGCAGTTTTTAATTTTCCCTGTTCATCTTCAATTGCTTTAAGCCGGTTATATGCTTGTTCTTCATCTCTCTGATTCCACAAGCTGTTAGCTTCTTTATTAAGCTGATTATTATAATCTTCCAACTCCTTGCTTGATGAATTATCATACATATGCTTATTAAGCCAGTTAAGCTCACTTGTTGTTGCGTGCAATCTCGCATTAAGCCTCTGCTCAAGCGTTGAGTTTTTATATTTGTTTTCAAAACTTTCCGTAAGTTTGTTTGCTTTGTTGCCAATATCGGCAAGAACAGCTTTCTGCGAATCACTTAAATCATACTCGCCGTTTCTCTGCTTTTCTGCAATCTGTTTGTCAAGCTCATCAATTTTTGAATTGTACTCTGAATAAACTTTATACCTATCCTTTTTTCTTGTATCAATACCTGTAGAGGTTACAAGTCCGTTATCAAGTGCATACTTGTTGCGTTCATCAACTAATGCTTTTCTTTCTTCGGTCATACCTTTTAAAGATTGACTGCGCGCATATTCCTTAGCGTTATGTCGGTTTATTTCCGTCTGCTTATTAACCCTGTCGGCAAGTTCATCATATTCTTTCTGCATTTTCTCGGCGGTTTTGGTGTCACCTGTCGCAACCGCCGCATTATACATGTGTGTAAGTCCTTTAACTCTATCATTCAAAGACTTGTTCGGGTTTTTAATTGCTGCTCTAAAATCCTCTGCGGAGCTGTTTGCCTTATTCCAATTTCCGTTTAAAAAGGATTTTATATTCGAGCTCGTACTTGAAGAAGTATTGTTGCTGCTTTTTACAGAAATATCATTTGTCGCTGTTTTATTATTTGATGATGTCGAACTTGTGTCGTTTGGTAAATCGTGTTGATGCTGAAATACTTCCTGCTGAATCCATTCGTTATAGGAAGCCACCTGTGTTTTTCCGTTTTCATCGGTTATATACCTCGGTGCTGATGTATGCTGAATATAATTATCCGAGCGGTCAATACCGTTGTGATAAAAGTTTCCGCTGATCTTTCCGGCTTTAAAATCTCTTAAATCGTCGCCTGCGGTTCTTTTTCTTTGCTGTGCCATATATACAGTCCTCACTTTTTCTTCTTATTTATCGGTAGTTCGTTCCACTCTTTTTCCGATAAATATTTTGTTTTTCCGTTTTCGTCCGTAGTAACTCTTGAAGTTGACGTTTGAAAATAATCAGTGTTTTTACCGATACTCATTGAGTTCGGACCGCCGTAGTGGTCATCATTAAGCGTTCCACCGTTTTTGCTCATCCTGTCAAGCGTGCTTGTCAGGTCAGCCGTGCTGACATTGAGCTTATCGGCAATATAGTCCATTTCGTCAAGCGTGATGTAGCCGTTATAATAGCCCTGTGCAAGCTGACCAACTTTGTAATTATACTTAGCGTTTTTAAGGTCATAGGCGTCCACAAACTTATCATATGCCGCTCTGTATCTGCGGTTATCCTCTTTCTCCTGTGCTTTTTCCTGTGCCTTAGCCGCTTTCTCTTTTGCTTTTTCTGCCGCTTCCTGAGCTTTAACATATGTCTCATATGCCGCTTTGTTCTTTTCGTACTCAATCTTCTGATTGTTTTCACGCTCTGCCTGTGCGTTCTGGGCAAGCTGATTTGCACTTACCGTGTCATACAAATAGCGTTGACTGTCTGCTGCTCTTACTGATGAGAGATTATTTACTGCTCCATTAAGTTTGGTGGAATAAACATCATTGTTAGCACTGTCAAGGTTTGTGTCTGCCTGTCTGTCGGTTGAGTACCTGCTTGCAAGAAGATTAAGATAGTTTTTGTAGTCTCCTACCGTGTCACGATTACGGCTGTAATCCGTACCCTCAAGCGTGTTATAGAGGTTAAGCACATTTGCGTTTTTCTCCTGCTTCGCCTGATAGTCCTGTTGTGCAAGTCCTCTGAATGTACTTTCTGCATCGCTTATATTGCCCATACGCTCATTGTAAACCTCGTCTGCGACTGTATCAGCATAGGTAGGATTGTAACCGCCTGCAAGCTGATTAGCGGTATTACGGCTCGTATCTCGTGCAATAGCGGCATTCTGTGCAAATTCCTTGCGGTACTGCTGATATGCCTTGTCTTGCGTCGGATCATATTCAAATCCTCTGCCTGTCAGATAGTTACTTATAGCGTCATCTAACTTACCGCTGTAAGTGCTTTTATAGTTGTCAGCCTGTCCTGTAGCTGTTGATTCTGCACCTGCAAGAGCGGCGGCACTCTGCTGAGTGTCACCGCTCACCGTCTGACTCGGCACTTCATTCATAAGCTCGTTGTAAATTTTTTCTTCACTGTTCACGCTCAATGTTCTCACCTCACTTTATTTTCAGCTGACTGTTAAGGTAGTTATAATAGGCATCCGACTGTCTGCGCTGGCTGTCAATACTTGATCTTGTGTCGGCACTCAATGTGTTGTGTTCATACTGTGCCTCGGCAAGATTTCTGATATCTGAAAGATTACTCTGTGCCGCTGACATTTGTGTCTGCCAGTGAGCCAGTTCGTTTTGAAAGTTGCTCATATCAAGTCCTTTGGATGTGCCGTACTTATTTTCATAGTAATTCATAAAGTCGTAATCATCCGTTACGCTGTCCCTGTATCTCTGATACTGCGTGTTATCAAGGTTCTGCAATACACCGATTCTGTTCAGTGTATCTTCCTGCTGTTGCTGATAACTCTTGTAGGCTTCATTTTTAAGTGTCGGTACCTTGTTTGCAAGCTCGTCCATATACTCGCCGAATGCCTTTTGTCCTGCAGCCTGTGCATAGGTGTTGCTGTAACCGCCTGTATTGCCGGCATAACTTCCCTGAACATTCTCCTGTGCGGTTTTGCCCTCACGGGTATATTTTTCTTTCGCTTGCTGATATTCCGTAGAATTTTCGGGAGTCCAGTCAAATTTATTCTTTTGGTACTGATTGGCAAGCTCGTCAATTGTACCCTTGTACTTGCTCGTATATCCCTTATTGATTTTATCTGTGTAGGAATTAGCGTAGTTGTCAACCTGCTGACGAGCCTGTCTTGTGTCGTAGCTGTCAGCATATGTCGGAGCTGATGAGGCAACACGGTTGTAGTTATTAACCGCATTGTCAACATCGCCTGTTCCATAAACCTTGTATGTATAAGCCATTATTTTTCACCTCTTTTTTGTCCGATTGCGGATAGAAAATCATCTGTTATATTGTCGCTGTCAATGTTGCTGAGCACGAAAGCCAGCTGTTCATACATATCGTTCAGATAGTTCCGCATCTCCCCTATGTCATTGGTTGATGGAGGTGGGTCAAGTTTAAATGTTGCCACGCTTATCACTTCCTCTGCTGTGCTCAATATCAATTCCGTAAATTTCGACCTGTCCAGTTCCTACAAGTTTAAGCCTTAAATATTCCGCTCTGCGTAAAGCTACGGCGAATACTCTCGGCTTTTTCTCGCTGTACAGCATTTCGCTGACTTTCCGCCATTCGCCGTTGTCCTTGTATTGTACAAACAAGCTGACCTTTGCTCCCTTTTCAGCTTTAATGCCGATTCGGATTTTTCCGATATTTTTCACATTAAATTCGCCGTCGTAAAGGTCGCCTGTTTCAGCAGACCACTCAAAGCAATCTTCCTGTTGATACTCATATTTCGTATTGTCAACAAGAAGATTGTCCGCTTTATCAGGACACATAATGTTTTCTTTGGTATCGTCAAGCCAATACAGAACACCGTTGTATGTGGTGCAGTCAATCATCTTTGTGTCATCTTCCTTGTGCCACAAGCCTTTATCAGTGTCGTACACAAGCAGTTCTTGTTCCCCGTCATCTCTTTCGGCAGATATGTAGTATTTATTTCCGTGTCTGCCGCCGACTGCGTTCTTATAAGTATGTCCCCACAAAGATTCTTCGCTGATGAGTGCCGGCAAACTACCGCTCTGATAAGCATACACACCGTTATGGCCAAGATAAAACAAAGTTGAGTTAATGTTTATAAGGCTCTTTTCGCTTCCGATTTCGACTCCCGGCACATTGTATTCTGCAAGGGTAAAGTTACTCGGCTTTGTTCCGTAGATTTTTAATGCGTAGTTTTCCTTGAAAAATATAACGCTGTCGCCCCGTGTTGCAATCCCTGTAAACTTTCCTTCTTTACCGCAGGTCATAGCCCAGCTGTCTGTACTGATTCCGTCACTGTATGCCTGCCAGTTGCGCTCATCACCTTGTTTACAACAATAAATTTCATTTTTGTTTGAGGAGCAACACCACAAGCGGTTTTGCATTTCCACGATTTTCCCCTCATCAAAATCGGGAGAGATTCTTTCAACTGTGACTGTACCGGTGTACGGCACGCTTGATTCCAATTCGCACTTGATTACAAGCTCATTTTTTGAAACGTAATAAACCTTAAAAGTTTTGCCGTTAAGGTTTTCCATATAAGTCTTATCAACGTAGCTTTCGGCATCTGTGCTGACAAGAGAGTCAGTTAATCCGCTGATTTTAACAAAATCTCCAACTTCAATATGCAATCCAATGTTTTTGGCTCTTATTGTCGTATAATTGAACTTTTGGGGCAACTTTTTGAATTTCAAAAGCCTATTCTTTTTATAGGTACTGTCCTTCTTTTCAATTCCGATAACAGAATAAAAGTTGTTATAACTTTCAATTACCATACCTATCCTAATATCATCTAAGTTGAATATATCAACCATGTCTTTATTACTTGTCAACTGATATTTGGCGTCGGTTAAATCGTTGTTGGTATATAAAGTTACGCTCGGTCGATAATTCTTGTTCGCACTTGCGTCATAATATGAACGTGTAATTGAACATAACAAATATGCATAATCAAATGTCATGGCATCAAGTTGCAAATTACTCTTTGTTTCTACTCGTGTGCCCAAATCTTTGTTTTGGCAGTCAATCATAGTCACCTTTTTGTTGCTAATATTGACCGAGAATTTCTCGGGGAATACTACAACCTTATTGCCGTATAAAACAATATGGTGCTGTTTGACTGCATCAATCTCATCAATCTTTGTAACCTCTGCCCCGATATGCAGATTTTTGTCAGAGTCAATATAAATAAGCCCTGAGTTAGCCGACAACAGATTTGAAATGATTTTGATTTGGCTATCGGAAGTAATTCGGGAACGGTTTGCTCTCGGTGCAAGCTGCGGGTATTTATCAGAAGTCATATTTTTAAAATCTTTGAACTCTGTGTAAATACTGCTTGATGAGCTTGAAACTCTTGAAAAGCCTGTGTTTGGACTTCTGTTTAGTCCTCTGAACACGCTGATACTCGTTGTATCTCGCCTTGGTATATTTAATTCGGGTAGCATATTGTCACCTCTTAACCAATGTGAAAGTTATATCGTTTCTTTTGTGGGTGCGTTTTAAACCAGAACACACCAAAATCCTGCCTCAGCTGATTATATACGCTCATATCAACCGAATATCTCTCGGCCTCTTCGTAGTCCCTGTCAATCTGTGCCGCACAATAAGCCTCGTACATTCTGTCATATGGCGCAGGTGCAAGCAGTTCAAAGTCACGGTCCGTGTCAATCAGATAGTTTCCGTATGTTCCAACAATGCAATTATCACCTTCGCGATTACTTATTACATTGCTGATGATTTCCATTTCGGCCTCGTTAATGTAGCTTATAATGTCCTCATCGGACACATCATATCCGCTTTTAAATTTTCGCACTCTTTCAATTACCTTATCAAGTGTCATATAATCACCTCTCTAATATCTGTGTACGCAAAAACGCAAAAAGGCGGAAGCTACCGCCCCCGCCCTTCTGCGAATTTTGTGTAAGGAGTACAATTTATTCCTTGTTATTGAATTAGATTCTGCCCTCGGCAATTGCCTGCTGAGCAATCTCGGCAGCCTTGTCCTGCACGCCCTGCGCAAATTCAGCCTGCTTAATTGAGTTGTCAATAATCTCCGCAACCTTGCGGGGAATGTTTGTTTTAACACCTCTCGGCACGGTGTACTGCACGCCGTTGATATTGACCTCAATATTCTTGTTTGACTTCATCGAACCGGTCGGAGCGATGTACTCAACAAGTTCTTCACTTTCTCTGTTTGCCTTTTCAATAATCTTTGCAAGTTCCTTGTCCTGCTTGATTTTTTCCGCCTTGCGGTCGATCGGCATACTCTTCTTGATTTCCTGAAGTTCATCATACATTCCAAGGAGCTTATCAAGCTGAGATTTTTCAATTGTTACAGTTGTTGCAGTATCGGCAGTAGTTTCCGCTGCCGATACTTCTGTATTTTCTGCCGTCTCTGCGGCTTTCTTTGTTGTTGCCATAGGTTATACCTCCCGATTATGCTACAGCCGGAGAAGCTGTCTGTGCTACGGTGTTAAGTGAAGAAGCTGTTTCAATTCTCACCATTCTTGTCTGACCGATAATGCCGACGCCGTGAGTTGTTTTCCAACCCTGAGTCGCTCTCTGGTCGAGTGGGTCAGATGTACCGCCTGAGCCAAAGCCCTTAACGATTGTCTGAGTGCCTTCGCCCTCAATCTCAACGGTAACATATGCGTCCTTACCGAACACAAGCGTTGAATACACATCAATCTTGCTTGCGCCCGCACCCTTGAACACTTTCGCAAAGTTCGACTGTACAAACTTAACATTACCGATTGTACCGATTTCCCCTTTGAAAATCTTGTCTGCGTGAGCATACTTAACTACGCTGATGAAATCCTTGTTACTGATGATGTCATACTTAACATTCGGATGTACAAGAGCGACATAGCTTTCGCCGATAGGCTCAGCGTTCTGGCATTCAAGATAGTTCAGTGCCCTGAAAATTGTGTCAATTGTGAGCTTGCTGTTCGTCGTAATTGCCGCACGGCTTGCAACCTCTGTAACCGTACCGTCAGAGCCTACAGCCGGTGCATAGATAACGCTTGTACCGGCATTAAGAGCCTCACGGTCAATCTCTTCAATTGAGCGTCCTGCCTGTGAAGCAAGCTCCTCACTGTCCTTTGTCATCACATTATCACGGCTGCAAAAACTTGCCCAGTCTGTGATAGGTGTATATGCGCCGTACTGGTTCACCGCAATCTCAACATAGTAGAAGCTCATCTTATTACCGACAGGAGTAATGCCTTCCTGCAACGGTGTTGTAACGGTCGGGTACGGTGAAATACCTCTCTTGTTGTAGATGTTGCCCGACTGTTTTGGAATTGTGTCATGCTCACCAAACTGACCGTGAACGCATTTTGCTGTCAAGTTTTTGAGGAACACTTTGTGATAGAATGTAGCCTTTTCGGGAGTCCAGTCATTGCCCGATGTTGATTCCGTATTGCCGTAAGCATTGTAAACATAGCCGTTTGACTTGTTTACACCGCCTGCGTCAACCGTGTTGCCGTGGATATTGATAATAAGCTTAATAATCTCGCTTCCCATAATAAACTTACTAATCTTGCTCTTCATATTTACCTTCCTTTCGGCAAGGCATTAGAGGTGTGCCTCGCCTCGTCTTACTTTCTGATAGAAGTCATCAAATTCAGCGTCAGACATATCTTCCACGCTCTTTCTCTGCGTGGTTGTACCGCTTTTCTTGACCGCATTTTCGGTTGGTCGTCTTGCACCACTCTGAATTGACTGTGCCGCCGCACTGATTGCGGCAGAGCTTGAACGCTTGACAAGGTCTTTCTGCAATTCATCAAAATGCGCCATTTTATAAGCAGTTGTCAAATCGTAAATTTCATCATTACGACCTGTCTTTTCGTTCTGTTCATTTTTCTGCTGAGCAATAAAGTCAAGAGCGGTTCTGAATGACGGATTCTGAAATTCCTCTTCAAGGTTGAAGTTTGGAAATTCCTTCTGCGTTTCCGCTGCAATTGTTCTCAAATGTGTGTCAAGCTCTCTTGCGGCTTTTTCTCTGCGGAGGGTTTCGAGTTCTTCCTCCTGTGCATTTGTTTTCTGCTGATTGAAGAAATCGTTGCGTGCCTCTTCTGTCGTTACTCCTGCGGCAAGAGCCTTTTCAGCAAACAAGTCCTTATCCTCTGATACGGCTTTGAGGAGACCGTCAAGGTCATCGGGCTGTACATTGTACTTGTTTGCAATAAGAGCGAAAATCTGATTGCCGGTGCTTTCTTTTTTCTGCATATCGGAAATCTGCTTGTTTTTGGTTGACAGTCTGTCCTTCACCAAAGACTGCGCTCTGTTCTGATACACATTTTTGAATTTACCTTTAATCAGCTTTTCAAACTCTTCTTCTAAGTTTTCTTCGCCGTCTGTGTCTGTGCTGTTGTTTTCGCCTTCTGTGTTGTTCTGATTCTGATTGCCGTTGCCGAAAGCCTTGTTATAATCGTCGATAAGGTCGTCACCTATGCCGATTCTCTCAGCTCTCTCTCTCGTTTCACGGCTTATGTTGTTGTCGGTGCTTGTGGCAACACCGTTCTCATCGTTTCCGTCTCCGCCGTCAGCTGCGCCTGCTGAGTCGCCGTCATGCAGATTTACGATAAGATTTATAAATTTGTCGTTCATAAGGACCTCCGTCTCTCGTCTTTCCGAGGTGTCTTTCTCTCGTCTTTCCGAGGTGTCAGGTCTTAATGCAGTTCCACTACTGCGACCTTATATTTTAATTATATCAACCTTAATTTTTCAAAAAAAGTTAAAACTCTTGTTGATTTTAAACTTTATTTCGGGTTGCCGTCATAATAGTTAAGCTCTATTTCATCGGGATAATTCTCGGCATAAAGTTCAAATCCCGTCCATAGTGCTTTTATGCCGTGTCGGATTTCACCTGCATCGTAAATAAAAAATTCCGACTCCGTGTGACCGTTTTCATAGGTTTCTTTGAGTATGTCAATATCACATTCGTTCTGCATTTCTCTGACATACTGCAAAAATGTAGAACATAAAGCACTCACGGCCACACACACATCATGTGAGCCGTGTCCCTTACTCTCAAAATAAATACGTCCTTCGATGTCAGTCAATGTTACTTCAATCACATTGTTGCCTCACTTTCTGTCTGTGGCGGTGTCTGCTGTGCGGTCTGTGCGTTTTCGCTCGGCATAGCATTCTGCACATCTGCCGCTGTTCTGCTTGCATTCATTGCCTCAAGCATCTGCACCTTGTTAGAAAGCTCCTGTACAGCCTGTGACAAGGTCTGATTCTGCTTGATTTTCTCAATCAGTTTTTCTTTGCCCTCAAATGTCATGCCGTCGAGCATTACAAGTGTGGCATCAGCCGCCTGCGGATTGAACGCTCCCATCTGAAATAGATTCATCATCATTTCGTTCTGTGCCGCTGTGGCAAACGGACTTGCCTTTTGAGCCTTTACATCAATGTCGAAAATCGGCAGTCGTTCAAGTATGTTGCCGTCCTCATCTGTATAATTTACCGTCTGACCGTCTGTGTCTGTATAGGTCAACGGCTGTTTTCTGAGGTCTGTGTTATCAAATTCCTCGTAGGTTGTCTGATTGTTTTCCCCTGTGATTCTGAAAATTCTCGGCAGATTATAAAACTGCCTCATCAGTTCAATTTCAAGCTGAGCAAGCTCCGTCATTGCTTCCTGTGCCAGCTTGTTGGAGTCACGGCTTACCTTTCCGCCTGCTTCCTGCAATGCCGCAATTGCCGATCCGCTTGTAACACCTGCCGCACTTGCTCCATTACTCGCGTCATTCGTAGCAGAAGTTTCTTTGATTTCATTCGAGAGCCTGTCATACAAGCTCCATGCTCCTGAGGCAAGCTCCTTTGATTCGACGGGAGCAATGTTACCCTGCAACTGTCCGTTGACCTCAATTACCGTCTTGTCAAGGTCGGTCATATCGTCGTTGTTCACTCCGACGCCTGTATTTGCGTACACTCTCGGCTGTGAGTTGACTTTGATGTTTACCAGCATATCGTGTTTGAGTTCGTCAAGCTGATTCTGCGGTGCTCTCACAACATCCATAAATCCAAAGCCAACGGGAGTATCACGCAGTCTGAACATCGGTTCAAGTACAAACGGATATTTTCCGTGGTCATAAATAGGCTTACCCTCATTTTCCGAAGAGTAGAGAATGTGTTCACCGACGAATTTACAGAGGTGCAGTTCGCCGTTCTTTTTGTAATACCAGTCAATCAAGATTACTTTATCATTCGACTTGTTGCTGTTGTCGTAGGTTTCGTGTTCCACAAGTCCAAGCGATGCAGTCGAAACGCTTTCAAGTTCGGGATATACCTTTCTGATACCTTCTTCATCGTAATAGCGGGCAAAGAATACATTGGCGCTGTCCTGTATGTTCTCAATATGCGGCTCCCAAAAAAGATTGAGAATATCAACACGGCTGATAGCAATGTCACCCAGTCCGTTTTCTGCGGTCTTGTCCCACAATACTGCGTAACAACCGCAACCGCCTACAAACTTATCAAGCTGTTCATCAGAGTAGGTTCTTATAAATCCGTTGCGCTTATGTATGCAAGGGATAACGCTGTTGAGTGTCTTTGCAGCCTGTTCATCGTCCTGTGCTCTCGGCAGACAAATGATTTCGGGGTAGTTATCCATAGCGTCAGCGTGCTTGTTCATAATCACATTAAGTGCCTGTGCGCCTTTGCGGTGCGGTACAAGCACCTTTCGAGGCCTGCCGTTATCGTCAGTTTTAATCTGCGGTGCAGTCGCCTCTGTGTAAAGCAAGTTATATTCTCTGAAAGCCTGCTTAAATCTTTCATCATACTGCTTTTTGCTGTTCTGATATTTCCTGAAAGTCTGCATAGCCTCGTGTATTTCGTCAAGTCCAATCGGCTTGCCGCTGCTCTCGTTCTCTTTTTCCGTCTGTTCGGCTGATTTCGGCTCTTCATCGGTTTTATTGTTTGTGCCGTAAACATTGCTCAGCTTTGATTTGTCCGAGGTCAGAGCTGGATATGTAGTTTTTATCGGCATAATCATTCCGTTTTCATCTCGTTTTACTTCACTCATTTTGGTAATCTCCTATCTGTTGTAATATCGTGTCTGACTTAGGTTCAATGGGTCAAATGCCCTTGCGTTTCTCAGCACAACTTCTTTTGGTGTAATAATCGAGGTCATAAAGCCGTATCGCTGTTCGTCATAAATATGATCTTCGCCCTCGGTGTCAATATCTTCGGTGTCTATCTGCGAGTAAACAAGGTTCGGAATTGTTCTGATGAAATTTGTGCAGGTGTTAAAACACTGAAACATCGGATAGCCTTCCTCATCAAACGCGAGCCGTGAATGAAACTGCATTTTACCGGCAATTCTCGCATTATCACCTTTGTTCCAGAACACTCCCAATTGTGCATGCGTTGCGGCTTGACTTTTGCCGCTGCCCTGCTCTGCAAAGATAGCCGGATCCGCAACACCATAAATCTGTCTGCCCTTAATCTGAGGGTCATTGTTTTCAATTGCAAGAATTTCCTGTGCCACTTTTTCGATTGGCCAGCGTACACCTGTGTTCGGCTGATTCTTCTTGCAGCCGTATAATTCACGGATTCGGTAAAATCTGCCGTCTTGGTCAACGGCAGTCCAACCGACTGAAAACGGTCTTGTATAGCCCCAGTCGTATGAGCGTATTATTCGCCAGCTTTGCGGAATTTTGAATGGTTCAATAACATGAGTCCACCGTCTGTCCTTGTAATGCTCTCGGTTATCTATCCACTCAGTAAACACCTGTCCCTCAAAACTATCCCACGAGCCGTAAAGCAAGGCATTACGCTCCGCCTCGGGCAATTGTGCCAGTCGCTTGACATAATCGGGGTCGTTGTTCATCAAGGCGTTGTTGTCAAACACGCTTGCCGTAATAAAGACTTTACTGCTCCAATAATTTTTGGTCGTGCCGTCAGGCATAATTACTTTGTCGCTGAGCCATATAGTTTCGCCCGGAGTTCCGGCAGTCACAAAATACTGTTTCACCCAGCCGTGGCCTACTCCGCCGGGGTTGGCAGTTGACCGCATATACACCTTCGTCGCCTTGCAGTTACCACGATTTCGGGATTTTAAATAACTGTACTCGTCAAATGTAAACTGCGTTAATTCGTCAAAGCCGATAAAATCGTATTGCTGGCCTTGATACTTGTACTTTTCATTCGTGCGAAATAAAGAGCCGAGCTTAATTTGTGCATCGCTTGAAAAGGTCCACACTCTTGTTGTTGCGTTGTATCTCGCCCCTCTATCTATTGACGGATAAATTGCCCTTGTTTGGTCTATGATTCGTGCAAGGTCAGGCACAGCCCTACGGAGTATCAACCCTCTGTATTCGGGTATATTCACCTGTCGAGCCGCCTCGACCACAAGATAATCGGTCTTACCGCCACCGGCAGCACCGCCGTATAACATCTCATCTTCGCCACGGCTCAACGCAATTCTCTGCTTTGGCTGAGGAGTCCATATGACTTTTTTACTCAACGCTTTCACCGTCCTGCTCGTCATCTTCGGGAGGTTGCATTACTTCCTGCATCGGGATTTCAATAATGCCGAGAGCGTTCTCTTCGTCCTGTTCCGTCGTATAATCTGCGAGTATGTCACGAACATTGAGCAGACTCTTTGAAATCTCCGCTGCTCGCTTTGTATTTACAAGTGTCTTGCGTTTAGCATAATCGTAGCTGTATTCTTCTTCCGCTGTTGCGGTTTTCTCATCTTCGCTTTTTTCGGCTTTAACCGTTACTTTCTTCTTGATAAGCTCCTCGTCCTTGTCAAGCTCATTAACGGCTCTGTTCAGCTTTGTTATGAGCTTAGATGCAACGGCCACAACCCTGTCAATCTCTCTGACGGTTTTCTTCACTTTCTCTGTGTTGATTTTCTTCGCTATCTTATTTGCGGTTTCACTCTGATTCTGCTTCCTCAGCTCCTGCCAATGCTCAGACGCGCACTTCTTGCTGATTGATGACACGCTTATGCCGTATCTGTCGGCGAGCTTGGCGGCTGACATTGTTCCGCTCACATATTCAGCCTTGACCGTTGCCCAGTCAATCAATTCCGGTTCATTGGTTTTCTTCTTCCTCGTTTTTGATTCTGCTTTTCGTGCCTGTGATTTTAATTTTTCGCTCATCAGCTCACCGCCCTTTTGGTACCAAATCTGTATTTTAATTTTATGTTTTTTTCGCTTCGCATAAAAGTTAAAACTTTTTCAATGATTTTTCATACTTTTTTCAGAGGCTAATATTTGTATGCAAAAACACGGTTTCACCGAAAAGCAAAACCGTGAGGAAAGTAAAATTTTTGAATTGATTTAAAATTTTCGCATATTATGTTTTTAAAAAATTAATAAATGTTTTTAGAAAGAAACACTTGACATATCACGCAATGCGTGATATAATGTAATCAAGATAAAGAAAGGGGATAAAAATTATGTATAGGATTGCAACATCTACCGAATATGTTTTTGACGACAAATGCCTTACTTATGACGAGGCGGTCGAAGTCAAAAACAACCTTGAGAAAGAAAACCCAACTTGCAGATTATTCATCTACAAGGAACAATTTATTGTGTATTGCAACGAGGCAATGTGCGATAAAATCTTACTCTACAACGATGAGATTGAAGAGTGTAATGAATTGTATCACTTTGATGGCAAAAAGATGGCTGAACACTTCTTCGCAGACTTGGAAAACAACAATTGTAATCAATCCAATTACGATTGTCCCTACAAAATTTTCGACACAAAAGAAGATGCAGTCGCTTTCGTTGAGAGCCAACTGAAAGAAGGCAAGTACAGAATCCATAACATAGAATATGTGAAACAGGACTGCCTCGGTGATACAATTGGGGAAGAAATCACATTCTCTGCTCCGATGTTTGCCATCGAACAAGAATTGCATTCTGTTGACGATGCAGGCAACATTGACGATGAGGATATATTCAAAATGGACATTCCGAATGAATTCTATTCTCTGTCATTTGACATCAGACTTAAATAACCAAAATAAAGGAGAAAACATTATGAAAATTAGAACATTTACCGATTTCAAGAACCTAAAAAAAGGCACTTGGCTTGAAGATGCCAGCGGAATCAGCGAAGTAGTGGCTACTTACAGCGAGCGCAACTCCTGCATCGGACTTGCAGAAGTAATGTGTCCGGATGACAGCGGCGAATATGCGTTAGGGACAGAAAATCCGAATGTAACTTTTCACGATATCAAAGGAGCTGAAATCATCTCTTGAATACCATATACATTGAAGAATCTGCCTATTCTTATCTTCGAGAATGGGCGGAAAAAGACCGATTGAAATGTTCCTTGGCCGAACCATTTTTCCAAAAATGTGAAATACGCAAAAAGGACAATCCTGAATTTGTTCTATATGTCGATTCAAAAGGGCTTCAAAGAAGATTTTCTTTGAAAATTAACAAGAAACTTTTCGTGAAAGGCGAGTTCTTCCCTACTCCCGAAGGGCCGAACGATTTTCAAGTTCATTATAAAGTTGTAGAAGAAACTGAAATGAGCCAAGAACAGCTTAATGTGATGATGATTTTGATAACCTCGTATGTTCACACGAACGCTTTTCTGTGGTATGGAAATTTTCTTGACCGAGATAAACGAGAATTTTCCGCTGTCGGAACAAATCAAAAAGGCAACAAAACAATCGTATTCAGGCCATTCCAGAATCAACTATACGCTGCATCAGTCGGCCGTCACAGAAGCCCTGAGGGTGTGTTCCAAGTTCGCGGACACTTCCGCCGATATCAAACCGGTAAGGTCATTTGGATAGATGGCTACTTGAAAGGGGTTGATACGATTGACGATTAAAGAGGCACGGCTCAATGCAGGATTAACCCAAGCTCAAATGAGCTACCTCCTCGAAATTCCTAAGCGAACCATCGGTGATTGGGAAACCGGCACGAGGAAACCACCCGCATACGTCGAAAAACTTGTAATCCGTGAACTTGACCGAATTGCGACAGAAAACAATAACAAATAATAAAAACCCTCATCCACTTTTCAGGGCGGATGAGGGTTTTTATTTACTCGTTTTTAATGATTGTCTGAGCAAGCGGACAGCCCTTCCAGCAGTAGCTCCCGCAAAAATCGTTGAAGTGATTTTCCTTGTCCTGCGGCGAATCAAAAAACAGCGTTGTACTCTTGCTCTTGTACACCGCCCCGAAACAGCAGATTTTACTTTGGCTATCATACGAATAGAACGGACATTTGGCTTTGTTTTCTTTCAATTTCATCTCTCCTTTGATTTTGTATCTATTCCGCTGCATACTTCATTTTTGTGCAACCCCAAAAGACCGTACATCGCACGGTCTGAATTTACCATTATTTACCATTTCCGTCTCTGCGTAATCGGCAAAAAACAAAAATACCACTTTGCGCCCCCGATATCCGAGTAGTTCATTGAGTAATCGTCCTCAATGAGATAATGACCTTCGGGCGCTTCAATCATTTCTCCACGCTCTAAGGCTCTTATCTCTCTTCTTTTTGCCTTTCGTGTGACCGATTCAGGCTTTGTAAGATTTCGGCTTGTCATCATTCGCTTTTGTGCGGCATCAACATCTTCTTTACCGGTCAAATCTTTTGTTATGTACTCAGCTAACTTTTTGAAATTCTCGTTCTTATATAGCGGAGTAAAGTTCTGACCGTTTTCAAAGGGCCATTGTTCAGACAGCAGTTCCCTGTCCTCTTTGCTGACGATAATGTGGATATGCCAATTCTTTCCCGACTTACCGCACTCAATAAACGCTATGTACTTCAATCTGCCTTTGCCCTGCTTTTTCAGACGGTAATTGATTCGGTCAAGCCACTTGCCTACCTCTTTGCGAAACTCTTCTTCTGTTTCATATGTTCCATACGGCGCAGAAAAGCGACAGAAAAAATCACCGCTTCCGAAGTTTGCATTTATCAGCCTCTGCATATGCTTGACTGCACGGAGCTTGTTTGCTTTTCTCATCTTGGCCGAGCTTAAAGAATTATTTGATTTTCGTCCGCCATAGTTTTTTCCGATTTTTCTGATTGACTGGTAATACTCAACCTCAATCATATCTCCGCTTGTGATTGTTCTTTTATATGTGTACATAGCATAACCTTTTATTATAGTATATTTTTCCTGTTTTCCGTGCTTAAATAATCATTTGAGCAGGATATTAAAGGAGCATTTCAGCTCCCTCAATTATGACTGATTATTATTCTGTTTTAAAATATTAATGCTGATAGACATAACTAAGCAGTAGCCCATCTGACCATTGAGCTACTGCTTTTGCAAACCTTGCCACTGCAATTGTGTGTTCTTATTTTATTGCCAATATGTTGAGCCGTTGCCTCGGCTCTTCTTGTAACAGCTAAAACCAAAAAAAGAAGTCATTGCTTTTTGATTTTAGTTTTTTGAATATGGAAATTGTTTGATTTCTTGATTTTAGAATTGGATTTCGCATGTAGCAAGGGAGTTGCCTTGATTATTCTTCTGCCGGATCTGACTCTCTTACCGTGTCAGCCGTCTTATCGGGCTGAGATTCAGTCCTCTTAATAGGTTCTTCATACACCGAGAGCTTACCTGCCATAAGTGCGTTGACCTCAGCCAGCTTTGTGATATTTTCATTCAACACTCGGTTGTACCTCATTTCTTCCTCTCTTGTACACAAAAGATTCCCCATGTTGTCCTCGAGCATCTGATTTTCTGCTCTTAATCTTCTGTTTTCTTCCCTGAGCTTTTTACATCCTTTTTCAGCCTTGAGTAATTTAAGGTTGAGATAAAGCGCTGTCGCAAAACGCTCGTGTGCGGATTCTTTTAAGTTTTCAATCTGACTTTTTAAAAATTCTTTATCTGCTCTTCTCATATGTAGTCACCTTTCATTTTTTATAAAACAACTGCAAGGATAATCCCTGCTTCTGCTTGCGCAAAACTTGTACCCTCGGCATTCCTTACAAGAGCGGCAGGTCAATGTCTCTTTTGTCTCGGTACTTACTTTTGATTTTTCCCATTCCGACGAGCGCTGTATATTCGCCGTAACTGTATTACGTTCCGTGTTCTTCATTATATTTCATTAGCTCCTCACAAATAAGGTCAATGTTATCCTTCTTTCTCTTTTTTACCATTATTTTTCGCCTTCCGTTTCATCAGACCAGTCAAAAGCCTGTCCGCAGCGCCAGCAAAATTCAGGTCTGCCCTCTTTGATGAGGGCGTTGCAAATGGGGCATTGATAGTCAGTCCATTGCCATTCTTTGTGCTCGGGTATCGGCACTGGATCTTGCCAATTCTGGCGGTTATAATTATGTTCAAACGCTTTTACTATGCTCTTTTTATTGCTACTTGTGCGTGTCACTTCTTTAAGTTTTTTTGCCACTTGCTTTTCAAGAGCATGGACGGCAAGTTTAAGAGCGGTAAATGTATTGGAATTGCTCAAATTTTTAAGCATATCTTCAATATTTGCTCCTTCGCCGATTTCATTTAACACTTCAATTGCTTTTTCGGCAGTCATATCCTGTACGGCTCTTTCGGCTTGATAGCAATATGTTCTTCTGTTCCACAGTTTCGGGGCATTTTCGGGAGTGTCAAATATTGTAAATAAAGTTTTACTTCTGTCATTGCCTTTGTCATTGTCTTTCTCCTCAAGTAACAGCCGGCACATTTTAACAATTTGGTCTTTTAGCTCCATATTTCCGGTTGCAAGCATTTCTAATTTTAATATGCGGGATTCTATGTATGGTATGGTTGGATCATCAATAGGATTAGGTGCATAAGCTCCTTTCTCCATAATCTTACATTGAGTCCAAAATTCTTGGTTGTTTTTTTCAGGAAAGAACTTTCGACACAATTTGATTATTGTGTCATATAAAACTGCGTTTTCGTATGAAATCACATTGATTTCACGGCTCAATGATACCAGCATAGAATTACGAGTAGATTGAGTAATGTACCCTGTATTATCTTCCTCATTTTTTGCCATTATTTTCATCTCCTAAAAGTTCGGGATTATCGTAGATATTGCCAACAACTTCAATATCTTTTGAAGAATAGTGTCTGCCTAATCCCTCATAGATTAAATTATACACAAATCCAAATTCAGTTTCACCAACATCGTACTGAACGATTCCATAGTCGTCATCATCCGAGCGGTAAAGAAAATCAATGATATCTCCTTCAAAAATTTTTGTGCCGTGCTTATCAACCATACCCGTGTACTGCCCAACTGTTTCGGGATCTACTGCACCATAGCTGCCTAAAACGGTTGCATCGGGTGTTATACAGCAACCTTGTTTAGTCACAAGCAAATTGCCCTCTGACCACTTACCGTTAGCTATCATCTTACCTCTGAATAAATATTCTCTCATGACTATTCTCCTCGTTTTAATATTAAAACCATCTCAGACATCTGCACCTGTCTGAGATATGTAAATGGTAATATTCAGAAAAGTAGGTAAAAAATGAGATATATATAATCTCACAAGTGCAGTTGTGTGATTAACTTATTTAGTTTGTTTCGCCGGTGGTAAAAATCGGATGCGTGCCGTCACGGAGCTGAATCTCCTCGTCACTCATCACATAGCCGAGCTTGACGAGTAGATTATAAAATCTGTTAAGTTCGGGATTGATTTTTCGGGTAATTGCTTTATCAGCATAGTCAACTAAAATGTAACTGCTGTTGTCTCGCCAGTTCTTAAAAAAAGCATATGCCGCTGACATTAACATTTTGCCGGTGTCTTTTATGCAATCATCAAGGTTTATGCATTCGTTGTTGTCATCATATTTAAGACCGCTTAAAGCGCAAAAAGAAATTTTGTTGTATTCTTTCCGTTCAGACATCGAACACAATATGTAATTGATTAATGCTTGTTTTTGGGAGTCATCGTTAAAGTTGCCCTCTCGCATAAATTCTTCTCTGAGAGCCTTGCAACGCTCGTTAATTTCGCCAATCTGAGAATTGATTTCATCAAATTTTTGTTTTTTTGCAATTCTTTTTTCTTCTTTTGCATTAAGCTCTTTGATTTTCTTTTTTGTCATTTTGGTATAGATATGTATTCTACCGCCATATGCCGGGAAGAAATACCTCTTTCTGCCGTCATCAAATGTTTTGCCGATTAAATCTTCAAGTTGGAACATTCCTGTGTATTCGCAGTTTTCGGGAATATCCTTAAAACCTTCGCATTGTGTCATACCGTTATCGAGGCAGATTTTTTCAAGCTCTGCTCTTTTCTCGTCAGCTTCCTGCTTTTGCACAGCAGAATACAAAAGATTGTCGAAATTATTCGTTCCGATTGTTTTAAGCAGTTTATTTCTTGTGTCAATGTCTTTAATCTGATTCAATCGGTCATAGTCTGCAAGCGTAGGCTGTCGGATCTGACTTTCCTTGAATGCCTCTTCGTCAAGCTCACAGAGTTTAACTCTCCGTCTGATTTTGCTTTCTGAAAATCCTGTTTTCTCTGCAACCTCTGCAACCGTATCACCGAGGTCGAGCAAGAGCTGACAGCCCTTTGCTTCTTCATATACGGTTAAGTCTGACCGCTGCATATTTTCGGTCAACATTGTAGATAACTGCTCCTTTTCAGTCATCTTGACAACAGCACACGGCAGTTCAGTCAATCCTGCCTGCTTTGCCGCTGCTAATCTTCTGTGTCCGATAATCACAGTAAACTCCGTCCAATCGTCATTCATTGGCACCACCGTGAGGTTTTGAAGAATGCCGTTCGCCTTAATACTTTCGGCAAGCTCATCGACATCTCTGAGAACCTTACGAGGGTTGTCGGGGTGCGGATGCAGTTTTTCAATTGCAATCGTAGTCAATGTCGGTTTTCTTTCCATTACAAAAATCTCCTTACAATCAAATAACCGATACTCCGACACACTCAAAGCCCTGTGTCAGATTTTCCGCTTTGAGCCTTTCATTTTCGGCTCTGAGTTCGTTGTTCTCTGCTTTGAGTCGGTCAATAATATCAAGCTGTATATTTGTGATTTCATCGGCAATTACATTTCGGTTGTTGAGGTGCTTAATATCAATTTCCTTTTTTGCCGACTCTCTCTTGATTTCGCTTTTGCTCTTCCAGTTTTTGAAAATCATTTTCATTGTTCTCCTTTACAATTTTTCTTTGGGCTCTCACACCGTAATGTTTCTTCATTGATTCAAGCCCGCCCTTTGCGTTACCGTCTTTAACCGGCAACTGCTGTCTTGCCTTTGTGGGGTAATCATCGCCTGTCAATTGTTCCCACATCTCTTTTCGGTTGTCACTAAGGCAAGTGTTGAGATACGACATAACAACCTGCTCAAACGGCACTTTACTGCCGAACCTGTCAATAAGCTCATCAACAATCTTATTCATATGCCGTCTTGCGTAATCTTTCGGCTTTTTGTATGCTCTGACCGAGTTCCACAGCTTGATATGTACATTCTCATGTGTCAGCTCATCAATTGCTTTTGCCTGCAACTCGCACAGCTTAACGAGGTCAACCTCATCTTTACCGTACTCCTTGCAAACTTCCGAAAGCGTTACACTTGCACTCCTTACAGAGTCAATCTGCTGTTCCTGCTGTACGAGCAAATGCTCCGTTTTGAGTTTGAGTTCCCTGTACTCCTGAAAAAATTTTAATTTGTAGGCGGCAGTGTATTTTTCGCTGAGCAAACCAACCTTGCACATAGAATAGGCATTAGCAAGTTCCAGTACCAATAGCCTATCAAATAACTTTAGTGATACAACCTCAAGATGATTAACCTCTCCGTCAATCCACCTTTTGGCCATGTCATTTAGTTCGTCAAGTGTTTTGTCATTCATTCATCACACACCACCCTTGCCTTGAAAAGGTTCTGAATAGGTATGCCAAATTTGTTGGCAAGCCTCGACAGCTCTTCCACCGTAAAAGTGCCCGGATCTTTAATTCTTTTTCTGTAGGTGCCCTCAGAGCAATGTGCTACAAGAGCCTGTCCTTCACGGTCAATACTTCTGATTTCTGCCTCATACTGTATATTGGCAATCAGCTGTCTTTTCATTTGGTCCTCGGGCTTAGCTAATTTTCTCGGCATTTTCTTCTCACCCTTTCGTTATTTAGTCCTGTAATATGGTATCGACTTTTGCTTTAGTAGCTTTCATAAACTTGCGAAAAAATTTCACTCGGATGATATGCAGGCATCATATTTATCCTATTCGGACAATTCTCCTCGGGGTCTGCAACACCTTCTTCAATTTCAAGCAAAACTTTTTCAGCACCATCTCGTTTTAACTCGTTAAGCTGACCGATTAGGTCATCAATCCTTACTGTAATTCGGCTCACTTTCTCACCTCGAGCACACAACGAAAATCCTTGTCTGCATCAAGGTCAATATGCGCAGGGATTTTGTGCCTTGGCACTCCTTCAACAATAGACAAATGCACCGTTTCGTGTCCGCTTGCCTTGATCTCTTCAAGTTTAGTGATTAAGGTATCAATTTTAACTTTAATCATCTTCATTGTCATCTCCCACATTGTCAAACATTCCGAGTTTGTCGCCCAATGCAATAATAGCTTCAACAACCATTGCTAACTCGTTGCCTTTAATGTCGCACATACGATATCTGACCTTGATAGTTTCTTCTTCGTTGTCGATTTCATCAAAGCCAACAACTACACCTTTATTTAAGGTTTCTATTTCGCCGTTATCGTAATTAATAACAATACTCGTGATGTTACGATTATCCATTCTCTCTCCCCCTTGTCAGTCTTTGCATTCAAATACACAGCCGTAGTCGCTGAGCATAATGCGAGCCGGAATGCCTTCTTCGGGTTCGGCTTCTTCAATTATGAGGTCGGCACATTCGTAGCCGTCATTTTGCAACATTTGAAGCTCTTTGATGAGGTCTTTAATTCTTACTCTGATTTCATTCATAATGATTCTCCCTACTTTTATTTTCCTGTAATGTGGTATCGGTTCTGTCTTGACCGTTATGTTATAATCAGAACGAAAGAAGGTTTGATTATGAACACAAAATATAAAGCTACTGCACAGCTGTCATCAGACAGCTATAACAAATTTACTGCTCAGACATTGTCTGAGATTTATAATCTTTTAAAAGACTGCATTCCTTTTGATTTTTGCAAATGTACCTTTACATACTGTTCCGATAACACAACCGTTTCGGCGGATATAAATGACATTCCTAAAAATCTTAATGTAAAAACCTTTGAATTTTTCGTATTTGATTTTTCACAGAATGATGATTATATTACCGCCTCATTCACTCCCGATAACATTTCCGTCACCGTATGCCTGCCTATTGATTTCAAAAGCAGTAAAGCACTTGCTGAAAACATTCTCAAACGCTTACAGAAAGATTTCTTTAACTACTATGATTCCGTATCCGACAGTCGTACCGATGCAAATTCCCGCAATAAGAAGCCGTGGTATAAGAAACCGTCTTTCTGGAAAATCATCGGAACTATCGTTGAGATTGTTGCAATGATTATTGGAACGATCTTCACATACTTCATTAAAGGTTAGTACCGCCTCTATAGTTTTGGAAACTGCGAGAATAATCATAAGTATCAATATGATAATGTCGCCCATTCCTCTCACCCCCCTACTTTTGTTTTATGTAATGTGGTATCGGTTCTTATGCGGTTTTGTAATCAAAAAGATACTCGACCTGTAATGTTGGAAAGAAATTATCACGGATTGCCTTAGCTTCTGAAAATTTGAGCCTATCATATGAGTTAAGTTTTGCAGAAACAGTTGATGCATCTATTCCAAGCACACGAGCTATATCCTTATTGGTTACTTTGTTTCTTGACTTTTCAGCTTCCAAGTTTGGATACATAAGATTATCTCCTTTCGTAATTCACGCAATTGCGTTTGCTGTAATTAAAGAATACACGCAATACCGTAAATTGTCAAGAGGTTTTTAAAAAATATTTTTGTAATTTCGTAAATTTGTATTGCATTTTTGCAAATAGCGTGTATAATGATGTCAAAAGGAGGTTGCTCTTATGACTATAGAAGAACAGCTAAAAAACGAAATTCTGAATAATTATAAAAGTGTTCGTGCTTTTACACAGAAGATTGATATACCGTATTCAACTTTAGATACGATTTTCAAAAGAGGCATTGGTGGCGTAGGTGTAAACACTGTACTTAAAATATTTAATGAATTATCTTTAGATATAGAAAGTATTGATAAAGGTGTATTAACTCACAGTGATTCAAAAAATAGTCCTGTATTAAACACTTATGAGAAAAAACTAATTTCTTCTTATCGTTCTTTGAATAATCAGGGCAAACAAAAATTGCTTGAATATTCAGATGATTTGATTTGTAGCGGTAATTACAATAAAGTTTACAAAATAAAAACCGCCGCCCGAGACGGAAGTTATAAGGAAACAACCGTGACCGACGACGATTTGAAAAGACTTATGGATTTGCCTGATGTTGATCTGAAATAAATTTTTGGAATTGATTGAAAACTTCCCGTTCAAGCGAAGCAATTAAAAACTTGTTCCGCTTGTAGAGTTCCTGCATTCGTTGCCAGCGGTATTCCGCTGCTGTTGGACTTATGTCACATATCTGAGCTATTTCATCAGCACTTTTGACCTTTAATCCCCATAGGACACACGCAGGTGCAAGTAGCCTGCTTGCGAAAACATTCGCTTCTTGTTCGATGGGATTGTCTGTTGGAGAAATTTCTCTGTTTATCAGCTCATACTTTCCGACATGACCGAGTAGTATATGGCCAAGCTCGTGCGCAATGGTAAAGCGTTTCCGCTGTCTGTTACATTCTTGCCGTACAAGTATTATAGGTTGTTTGTTTATGACCGTACATTTACCGTCATTGCCTTGCTCCAACTTATCATAATACTTAACAGCGATGCCAAGCTTGTGACACAACTCAACAATGTTTACCGGAAGTTCCTTTATATTTTCCTTTACAAGGATTTCCCATGACATATTTCTTGATTTTTGGTACTGTTTGTAATCCATAATAAAATCACCTCATACATATTATGGATTACAAAATCGAATATATAAAAAAACCGCCTGTTGTTCGCACCAACAGACGGCTTATAAAAAATAGGGATGAGAGATAAATTAAATATCCTCAATGTTATTTTATATCAATTGACATATATTTGTCAATAAAATGAGGATGTTTATGGACAAAGAATTATTTTTACCCTTAGCTTTTTTAGGTGTCGTGCTACTTATTATAGTTATAATTTTAGTGAAGGTATTGGCAACTAAAATTAAAAACACATATATTAGAAGAAAATACAAACTTTCT